AGTTTAACTGTCATTTATTATCCTCTTTATCAGTAAAACAAATAGTGGTTGAATTTTCTGATATTTTATCTCTAACCCATTGACAAGGACATTGATCTAACCAATCATAAAAATCTTCTGACATTGTTACTCTTATTTTAGTCACTTTCCTCTTTTCCCACGTATAGTTTTAACTGCCATTTTTTCTTCCCATCGTAAAGTTTGGCGTTGCTGTAATTTTATCGTTTGTAAATTCCCATATCTGCCCACTGTATAGAATTACTGTAAATATCTTTTCGATCTCAGTACCATACTCTGTAACTAGGAATAATCTACCACGACCTTTTGGTGTATCGACTTCTACCTGTTGATTTAATTCTAGTATTATCATTTTTTTTATCTCCTATATAGTTCCACGTATTAATATTATCTCTGTCAACCAGACGGAAAATATAGCCAAGTGTGCAATACCCATCCATACAAGTATGTTCATGAATATTCTGGATAGTTTTCCTCTATGGTAGAACCTGTCAAAGTTTAAAAAATCCCAAAAACCAATACCTTTTTTTTCTTTAATATCCCATTTATCCATCTTTAACCCTCCTCATCACTTTTGGTACAAGACCTATTTTATTATTAGATATAACATCTGATTTATTTTTCATGTTTGTCAAGCCTGACTGATTTGGTTTGGTGGGAAATTCATCCATTAATGCAATAGTCCCCTGTAATCTAAATATACATTTCATGTATTCTTTTTTAGAATGCTTACCTAACATGTCACCACATGCTATACATAGAATACTCTTGATACTAGTAACTCCTATCATCGCCACTCATCATGCTCCAAAGATTCCATCTTATCAACCATATCCATAAGCATTTTCTTGATTGAATCCTTTCTTTTATCTGGCAACCAATCTTCGTGTAATAAACTTAAAAGATCTTGAACTACATTAGGCATACGTATTTGTTCTGAATATGACATTATATAAGATTATCCCTCACCTGAGGAGAATACTCACTCTTCTCAAAATTAATCTGTGCAACATATTTAGACGTGTAATCATTATAAATATACATACCGATTAAAATTAACCCAAGTACCATCAGAAAACCAGTACAAATACAGAATATACCTATGTATAAATAAAGATTATTTCCCATTAGACTCCTTTATAATGTTTTTTAGTTTGTCCTGAATGGATCTTAAATCCTTTCTCAAGAGTCTCATCGAGTTTGCAGTGTATGACATTTCCTTGTCAACGTGTTTCGTTTTTTTATCCCAATTCATATTCTAGTATACGCATACACCTTATTAAAAGTTTCTAGTTGGTCAGATCTAACTAGTAATCTTATATAAGCAAAGCAATAAAATACCTTTTCGCCCTTCGGGCTCAATTAGACTCAACTAGCCTTGATTATTCATTTAAATGCTCGGTTTTTATCTCTTTTATCTTATCCTCGGCTAGGAAGGTAAGTTTCCAAAATGTACGTTTGTGTAGCATAGGTATGTCTTCTATATTAGTTACCTTGGCATACATTTTTTCAAACCATTTTAATATGTTACTATAGTCTTCTGGTTCTAATTCTACCATGATATTACCACTTTGTCTTTATTAATAAAGTTATTTGTTTATAAAGGTGTAGCTGGGTCGCAACTCCAGTCCTCCCTATGGGCGTGCATCGTCATACAACTTGCTCACACTACTACAGTAATGTTAATATATGATACGTTATAAGCATTGTGTATGACTGATAAACCTAAAGAGAAACAAGTTATAAAAAAATGTACATGTTCAGGTAGTAGAAATGTATACTGTTCTGAACATGGTGATGAATCTAATATTTAGTTACATCATTAAAAAAAAGATAACTTAGAAAAACATGAGTGTGTCTTACCCTACAGTCTTTCTAAATTGTTTAACAGTCTCTGTTAGATTATCCAATGTTGCTAAAACCAGCTTTAACTGTAGATCTGTAACATTTCCTGTTATGTTTGATGGATCTGCCTTTTTGATAGCATCGTCATATGCACCCATTAGTTCTGTTTGCAGTTTAGTAAATGCTTCAAAATACGCAGAACTGTTTTGTATTGTAGTCATATATGACATCATATAGATATATTATTTAAAGGTTACTAGTAACATAGAAGTTACAAAATGATTACAATTACGGCTCGAAGATCACCAAAAGTTTATAAGGCACAATATCAGACATCATATAATGGGTATTAAGGATTCTTTTAGAAATGTTGCTAAGAACTTGACATCGTTAAATAAATCATACACTAACACAACCACCAGACCAAGCATAGCCCAGCCTTACATGAGTACCGATACTGGTGCTAAATTACCAATATTTCCATTTCCATTAATAATGATTTATGAGTTAGCTGATAATATAGATGCAATACGCATACCAATTGAGACTATTAACAGGGAAATGTTCAAGAATGGGTTTGAAATAATAGAGAAATATAAATTTAAATGTTCTAACTGTTCCAAAGAGTTCCAGTACAAACCACTAAAGAATGATAACCCAGACGAACAGCCATTTGAACAAAACCAAGACAATGAAACTGGTCAAATTCCCAGAAGTGAGGCTAAAAAAGGAATACCTAATGAATTGAACACATCCAAAGAAATGGAGTGTGATTCATGCGGTAACACCGACATGCTAAGACCTGTACCTGAAAACAGAAAGAAATTAGAGGATTTATTAGAGAATCCAATTAATGGTAACGATCAGACACTTGAAGATGTTGCAAGACAGTTAGAAAGAGATCTAGAAATTGCAGATAATGCATACTGTTTGGTTTTAAAATCATATGACATAGACGATGTAACTGGTAAAATCAACCATGAGACATCAGAAATTAAAGAATTTTTAAGAATAGATCCACCTCAAGTTGCAATGATTGCAGACTCTGATGGCAGGATAGGATATGATGATAAGAGAAATAAGATATTTGTATGCCCTAGATTTGAACACAGGGATAAAAGATTAACAGAGCCTAAATGTGACAGGTGTGGAGCAGAAGCGTTAAAGGCAATTATAGAAGTTAACTCAGTATATTCTGTAGGGATACCCCAGCCAAAAAGGGTAGTATACGGTGAAGGTGAAGTGATATGGAAGGCAGGAAAATACAAACCAAGTTTGATTTACGGTTATTCCCCTATTTATAGTATTTGGTCTAAGGCAATGTCTCTGTCACATATGGATGAGTATATTAGAAAATACTTTGATAAGATGAGACCTCCAAGAGGTATGTTAGTAATTGCTTCACGTAACTATGAAACCTTTAGAAAGTCATGGGATGTATTAGAACAAAAGGCAACAGAAGACCCATACATGATACACCCACTTTTAGTTGAATCAGATAAGGGTGGTAAAAACTTGGCACAGTGGATTGATTTTACTGGCAGTTTAAAGGAATTAGAGTTTACAGTCATTAGAAAAGAACTACGTCAAATTATTGGAGCAGTGTTTGGTGTGTTGCCTTTGTATTATGGTGAACTTCCATCAGGATGGTCACAAGAAGGATTACAAGTCACCATTACTAACAGAGCAGTCAAATGGGGTCAAGACATATTATACAAATCATTCTTACAAAAAATTGCAAAACTAATAGGTGTTGAAGACTGGGAATTAAGATTAAAAGGTGGAGAGGAAAATGATAAACTTAGAGACTTACAAATACAAGGTGTAGAAATACAAAACATGGCTGCAATGCAAGCAATGGGATTCGAGGTAACAAGATCACATACTGGAGAATTCAAAGTTTCAAAGAATCCATTACTGTCACCAGAGGCAATGATACTCGGTGTGCCAGATGAAAGTAAACCTAATACTAGTGGATCAAAAGGCAGAGGAAGGGGTACTGCTGCACCCAAGGAAGACCAACAGGAAATCGATGGTAAGCCAAAGAAACAGAGACCATCAGATATAGGAGGTGTAGGTCAAGGACACCCAGCATCTGGAAAAGGTACAAGTCAATCCAATAAAATGTATTTGGAACCAAAGAAATATCCAGACGGTATAAACAGTATGAACTTTGAAATGGTTAAAAAGACATTACAGGATTCAATAGACTTTGACTGGACTAAGAAGAAAACAGTTGAGGAATTAAGGAGTAAGTCTTTTATGACAGTAAGACATGCAAGAGACATAGTGAAAGCAGAACTGGCAGAAACAAAAAGATGGGAAGATGAGGATTTTTAATGACAAAAAGATTCCATAGATGTGATGAAAATTGCAAACCACACACAGTTGAAAAGAAAGAAACAACAAGTGACGTAAAAAGAACCCCCGCTCCAAGCAGGGTTAAGTATATTGCTAATGTTTATGATCCAAATTATTCTGAAATAGATGATACAATAGAAGACATTAAAAAAATAAGCAGACTTGTATCTACAAATGATTATTCTACAAACAATGTTTACTTGATTTTACAGGATGCATTAAAGAAGATTCTACTGGCAGAAAGGTAGCGTTTAAAAATGGCAACAAAGCTCAATGTTGATACAGGAGGCGAATCCATTGGTAAAAAGTTATGGGCTAAACATCAAAAAGACGAGTACACCAGAGTAAACAACTATAAAGAGGCAATATGTCTTAATTGTTTTAAAAAAGATACTGCTGCTGCTACAATAGTAATGATATGCGGTGACTGTGCTGGTAAAAGAGGCAGGGAGACATTACTTGCAAAGATCTCTGACAAGTATTATGGTCTCTGTCTGTTTTGTGGTGAGCATAGATTTAATTTAGAAGAGATCAATGCAAGATTTTGTCATCCGTGTCATAGAAGGATAGCAGACATAACCAAAAAATACAATAAAAAAGGTGGGGCGTTCGGTACAGACCCATTTTGGTTAAGAATGAGAAAAATTCACGGGAAGGATTGGAGGATAATCATGTCAACTGAAACCCCAAAGAAATATTAGTGTTTTTTTAAAATTAAATCAATTTTATTCATTGAAAGATTATAAAACTTGTATTCCCAGTCAATTTTAGTTTTCTTTTCAGGTCTGTCTCCCCAAAATCTACCAATTTTAAAAAATATGCCTGACTTGCCTATAAATTTAGGAAAAAATGTTATGTTGTCATTTTTTGGATTATATTCAACATCCTCGTATTTAACCAGTCTCTCTTCACCATTCATATACTTACTAATATTATTTTTTTGATAACATGCAATGCTTCTTGACACATCTGGTCTGTCAAAATATTTTTCACAGTCCAACACGACAAGTATTTTATCATCTGGTGTAACTATCATGTCTAACAACTTTAAAGACGATTCATTTATTTTACGCTTGCCATCAACCCTGTCACTGTTTCTCAATATGTACTCATTTAAATCTGAATAAACATGCATACTGATACCCATACATATAATCATGTATCTTTATTAATAAACCTTGTTATTTTACAACATGAACAATGTTGGGAATGATGTAAGTGTAGAAAAATGTGAATGCGGATCTAAGAAATATGGGTATTATGCAGATAATGGAATAATTTTTATATGTTTTAATTGTGGAAGGTTCCACAGTGGAGACATGCCTGAAAACCTAATTAATGTGTTTTTGGATGATCCACAGATTTTACTAGCGTTAATAAAAAGTGGGCATTTAAAACCACTAGGTGATATAAATGACGGATGAGCATAAATATATACTATATCTGTTCACACTTAATCATGGTTGAAATAATAAAAACCTTATTCGAAGAAATAATAGTAGGGTTAACTGTATGCGGAGGAATTTTATTATTTGGGTTTTTTAGGAAATTATACAAGGCTCAGAGTGATTTATGTAATAAAATAGCAACCTTGCAACAGGCGTTAATAATATTAAGTGCTGCAATAGACAATCAAACTCTCAGATTCCATGGCAGTAAAGAAGGAGAGGGCGATTTATCTGATTTAGTGCGTAAACTAATAGACAAGAGACAGTAAAGTTTATAACATTCAAATTACGGAACAACTATATGGTAGAACCATTACTAGTTGTAGTATTAGCAACTGTATCTGGTGCAGTTCTAAACACCATTAGAGGATTCCTAGGTTCTAACAGTTCCTATGACATTAAAAAATTCTTTGGTGCAGTAATTGTGTCAGGTTTTGCAGGAGTAGCTATTGCACAAACAATAGGCTTGTCAGGAATAGACACACTAGGTCTAGCTTTGATAGGTCTTACAGCAGGGTTCACAATAGACTTTGCTGTCTCAAAAGCCAAAAAAGCAGCAGAATAATAATATATTCTACTCTTTATTTTTTATTAGTAACTTTAAATACTTGTATCACACCTATTATATAATGACTGATTTTAAAGTGAATAGGATTATCACTAAGTCTATGACAGTTTTAGATCACACAACAGAGAGATTCTTCGAAGGCTATCTTACAGTTGAAATGAAAGACAGGCAAGGAGAAATAACAGTGGTTGATGAGTTATATAAATGTCTTCCTATCTGGATGGATAGAGGTGCTCCAATTACAGATACACATTCTAACAGAGTTGTAGGTAAAGGTATTAATTTTATGAAAACAACAGTTGAAAGTGAAGGTGTGACTTATCCAGCGATTAAAATAACAGGAAAGATACATAAAGATTATGAATTAGATGCAGATATTTGGGAGAAAATCAAATCTGGTGAGTATAAAGGGTTATCATTTGGTGGTGCTACAAAATCAAATAGAACCCCTAAAGTTATGAAAGATGGGAGTATTGCTTACGAGTTAAAGGATTTGGAGCACTATGAAGTTGCAGTATGTCGAGATCCAGCAGTACCACTTGCCTTAATTACAGATTATAATCCACTAGCTAAAGCATTAACAAACGGTGAGGATATTGGTAATGGTAAAATGAAGATAAAGTGTGGTAAGTTTGGATGTTATGTAACAAAAGTTGATTTGGATAAAGGTGAAGATTTTTCTAACGCAGATTTACTTACAGGTACATCAACACAGGATATTGATGCTGGTGGGATGGGTAAGAATAACAAACTAAAACCAACTAAATTAGACGGTGGCTTGCCAGATTTAAAAACTACAATTAAGATTGAAGCTGCAACCACTGGTGCTGGAACTGGTGTTAGGGGGTTAGGAAACACCGAAGCACAAAATCAAAATTCACCAGAAGATAATACAATACAGAATACAGTCACAGTAGGTGATAAAGAAGATATTACTAAAATAGTAGGTGAGGTATTGGCTGGTGCTGGTAGAGCATTAGCTACTGGAGCAAAGTTTGTGGGAGATGTTGCAGATGGTGCTGCAAAAGTAACCGTTGACGAGACATTAGATGCAGATATTTTAGGTACAGATACAGTTGAAAACACTGACAAGTCAACTGCAAGATCATTAGTAGGTGCTACAATCGAGGCTATAGATGATTCAAGTCCAGATACAACCGAACCAGAATTTGCTGACAAAAAAATGACTTATAGAAACACTCCTGCAAACGTAGAAATGACATATCCAGAAGAAGGTGAAGATGTGTGGGATTCAAAACAACAAAAAGAGGTTAAAGAAGATAAAACACCAAAAAGATCTAATCAATTAGAAAGTAAATCAGGATATGAAACAAACCAACACAATGTAAAATTAGGTGAAGAGTCCATACCAAAAAAACAACCAAAAACTATAAATACAATTTAGGTGAATCTTTATATACATCATATTTAAAGAATTATTAACAACATGGTCGAAGAAATTAATTCTGAAACACAAGTTGATACTGTCGAAAAAACAGATCAGCGAGTTGAAACGGAAAAATCTTTCCAAGAAACTGTAAAATCAGGCATTGATACATTAACTGAGGTCGTACAGTCTATTGCAGAATCCCAACTTGCTTCAACAGAAGCAATTACAGGACTTGCAAATAGAGTAAAAGCCTTAGAGAAACCAACTGACTTACCGCTAAGCCCAAAAGGTACAGTAGCAAGTGATGATGTAGGAGCAAAAGTTACTGTTCCTAGAGATCCATATCCTCAAGGAGTCCAATCAGGATTAGATGATGATAGATCTGGTAGTAAAAAACCAACATCAGATAAAGGTGGTTTGAAAATGCAGCAAAAAGCAGATGATACAGAACTAGTTGAGAAATCTCAGCACACATTCACAACCGAAACCCCCAGACCAAATGCAGCGATAGAGACTGTTGAAAAATCTACTATTAAAGATAGTTCACAAATTCTATCAGATGCACGAGCTGGTGGATATGAAGGTTTGAGTAATGTAGCAAAAGGTATCCTAACTGGAAAGTATTATACACCTTCACCAGACGAAGTGGGGCTTTATTAAAATGGTTCAAATACGCACAATTGATGAACTAGAAGCTCTCTATTACGGACACAACAGAAATCTCTTGAGAAAAGCAGATGCCCCAGTAACTACATCAACTGCTGGTACATTCAACGCTATCTTTGGTGCTTACGCATGGGCTCAACTCAACCTTGAAGCTAATGCATTTGGTATTTTGCCAAAGTACCCTTGGGATAAATCTGGATGGCGTGTTATTACAGCAAAACCTGTCTTAAATACCAGCCAAGGCAATACTGTCTTAGGTGGTACAGCAGAAGGCGGTAATATCGCTGAAACTATAAAGCCAACTATCCAAGAACTAGATGTTAGACCAAAGACAGCTCAGCTGCCTTTCTCAGCATCAGAAGTTATGGAGTGGTTGTCTACTCATAGTAAAGACGATATTTGGGGTGGACTTGGTTCACTTAGACTGTATATGGCAGTTCAGCACAAAGAGTTCCTTAATAGAATGCTTTTAGCAGATGTCGAAGGCAATGTATCATCTGGTGCATTTGCTGGTACGAACGATTTTGAATCCCTAGATAGAATCATTTCAAGCAACGCAGAAGAAACTGCACTTGGTGGTTCTGGTTCTGGCGAATATGATCCATGGGCTGCAAACGCAACCGTAGACAGAGATAGTTCATCTACCTTTGATTCCACAGTTGAATCAGCTTCTGGTACAATCGGTACAAATGGTGTACTTACTGATGACACATTACGTGCTTTCCTAAGAAAGATACGTATTGCTGCTGGTAAAGATCCAAACGTTTTCCTCGGTTCACATGAAGTCTATTCCGAAATACAAGGTTTATACATGCCTTCTGTCCGTATTCCAAATCCTTACGGTGAGAGCTTAGTACAAGTCGATGTAAATGGAATACAAACTTTTAAGGGAACAGGTGTTGGTATTCATGTAGATTCAATCTACGGTATCCCATTCATTCCAACAAAAGATGCTCCATCAGACGCTGGTGACTCTTCTGAAATTGGAAGACTATTTGCATTAGATACATCTGATGCAGAAGGATATGGTTACCCAAGATTAGGTATACAAATCGCAATTCCAACCGAATATTATGAGGCAACTCGAAGAACCCCTGCATACCCATTTGTCAACAATGCATTTGTTGAGAAAGGAGTATTCAGAACTATGGGTGAAACCGTCTGTAGACATTTCAAATCACAAGGAAAGATTAGAGACATTAAACTTTAGTCACCTTACCCAATTTTTTATTTTTTGAATCTTTATATATGGGTGTATTCTAAACAATTTAATGGCATTAACAATCAGTACATCAGATTGGACAAACGCTAACGTGAGAAAAACACTCTCATGGCAAGCAGCATTAGTATCAAAGCTGCGAGTATATGCTATCAAAGTCACCTTTGGTGCTTCTGATAACTATGCGACAGGAGGAGTGTCTGCTGACCTCAAAGAGGGCAGGATATCTACACTCGTTGCTGTAATACCAACATACTCTGACATTTCAAGGGAAGTGGTGTATGACAAAGCAAACGAGAAGATCAAAATCTTAGAAGTAGGTGGCTCAACAGGTTCTGCAATGACAGAATTAGCAAACACTAGCTCAGTAACTAACTCAAAGATATTTGAGTTTCTAGTCATAGGCTACTAGAGTCCAAAACAGCCAATTTTTTTTATCTTTAAATAACAAAGTTTATAAATACGTGCAACAAATTAAATATATGGTAGAACTGAACCATGATGTTACGAGTCTTAATTCCAGTGCTGTTATAAAAGGTGGTCATGGAGTCATAGTAGGTGTTAAAATAACCAAATCTGGGTCTTCTGGTGCTAAAATCGTTCTTAGAAACGGTATAACAAATTCATCCCTAATAGAGTTTACAGTGTTTGGAGAATCTGTACAAGATAATGGAAATCTGAACAGAAGGTTTGAGAACGGTATTTATGCTGATATTACAGGTAACGCTGAATATTTGATTGTTTTCAAGTAATATCTTTAAATATGATATACTTATAAGAAAGTCATGGTTACAACGTATTGCACAATTGCTGACATTTCAGATTTTTTACGTGTTCCTATAACTGCTACTACTACTCCAAATAAGACTCAAGTTGAAAAAATTATAAGAAGAAAAGAGGATGAGCTAGACAGAAGAATGGGTCATGCATGGAGATCAACTAAGATAACAAGAGAAGTTCATGATTTACCTTTATTGTATAAATTTGGCTGGGGTACACCAATTTTCCTAAAACATAGAAGAATTTATGATTTTAGTGGTGATGCTGGAGATAAGATAGAAATCTGGCAAGGTGCTTCCTCTACTTGGGAAGATATTTTAGGGAATAGTACTTGGTATGATATAGAGTATGAAAGAGGTACACTTGCACTTAGGGGTTTTATATTTTCAATCCTTAGAAAAAGCAGAGTAAGAGTCACATATAGATATGGCGGAGAAGATTATTCTGGAGATACAATTATTCCACTTGATATTGAAGATTGTGTTGTGAAAATGACATCTATAGAGTTATTAAATACAAGTTTCAGAATGGATGAACTTCCTACTGGTGGAATGTCAAATACATCCGAATCCAAAAGAAAGTGGGAGGAGGATATTGAGAAATGTGTTGATAATCGTAGGGAAATATTTGTGATTCCATAATGAGATTAAAGTTTGCAAGATCTTTGCAACAAAAGACTGTTAATATGTTAAAAGAGGCTGGATTCACTGCTTTATTATCTGGTAAAAAGGTAAAAATTGATGTAGGTAATATAACAAAAGTTATAAATATGGAACATGAGGGAAGTATTAAATCACTTGTTAATAGATTAACTGCAATGTTTAGACCGCAAGAGAATATTTACGAAGAACCCCCTGATATCGCTGTTAAATACAAGAGTGGTCAATTCCCAGATGAAAAATTACCAGAGGGATACGGTTCATATATACTTCCAGCCAAAGCAAAACCAAGTATTTCTAGAATAAAACATTGGGTACAGGAAGTTAAGTTTAGAGGTAAGACTAATTTTGATTTAACAGGTGAATATAATAAATTAAAAGGTACAAATCTAAGTGATACATTAAATTCAACACAGAAGAAGCAACTAATAGATTCTACAGCATATAAAATATCTAGAAAAATATGGTATGTGGGAAGAAAGTCTTCAAATATGACAGATTCTGAATGGAATGAAATGACTAAAAATATGAGACCTTCACAGGGCTCTTATGGTAAAAATGATGCTTGGGACAAATTTCCATACACCAAAGATTATATTTACAGGAGTGGAAAATGAGTAGTATAAGTTATACTTCACTTGATACACTTATTTCATTATTAAATGATAATTGGGCATCTGGTAATACACCTAATATTCAAAAATCATGGAATAGGAGATCTGTTGGATTTATAGATGACAGAAGGGATCAAATCATTTTGACCCCAAAAGCAGAAAATATCAAATATTTTGGGCTTTATGGTAATGATCACTGGCATGATGTAACAGTAGATTTGGATATTAGAACATATCAAAACGATGAAAGACATGCAGATGTAGTCTCAGAAGTAATAAGAATAATCAAAAGTAAGATCAGAGGAGGTACGGATTATACAGATTTGAGGGTAATAGCATCATATTCCAGAAACCAATACATGCGTAATATGTTTAATCATATCGTTACAATATCGATGAGAGTTACAAAAAACACGTAAAACTGTTTAGAAATCTTTAAATATGTAGCAGAGCCATATATTTTATGGTACGAACTGGTGCATATGCATATGCTAAATATGGATATGAATCATCTTTTGGCGGTTCAGCAACTATTAACAAGTCTTTTGGTCAGAAAACATCAATTACTGGATGGACATTACAAACAAATAGGCAAGCGTTGGGTAAATTAGGTCAAGTAGAACCTACAAAATACGTATATGGTACACAGAATGGAACTCTGGGAGTGGGTTTTGTTCTTGCAAATACTACATCTCATGATATTTTTAAAAGTATTTATGGTGCTCCTACTGGGTCAGGAACTACTTCATCCCCATATTCGTACGGTGGATTAACACAAGGAGATGCATCAAAAACATTTATAGGACAAACATTTTCAACAGAGATAGGATTTACAGGTGAAACTGATACAATGGTCAGAACATTAAAAGGTTGTATTTTAAACTCATTAAGCATATCAGCATCAATAGGTGATGTTGTTAATTGCTCAGCTGATATTGTCTATGGTAAAGAAGATGCACATTCAACAACCACTACAACAGCAGCAACTGAAAATTCACAACCATTTACATTCGCACACGGATCATTAAAAGTGGGTGGATCTTTAATAGCAGAAGTTCAAGAAGTAGACATATCATTCACACAAAATGGTGATTTGTTATACGAATTAGGTTCACAGCAAGCAGTAACTGGAATAAAGAAAATATTAGATATAACTGGAAGGTTTAAAGCATCATGGAAGAATGACGATGCACTTGTAAAATTAATAGCACAATTAAAAGGAACTGGATTTAGTGAAACATATGGAGGAAGTCCAGAATTAGAATTAAACTTTTCAAATGGTCAGAGTGTGAATCCAAAATACATAAAAATTACTGGTAGTGGTTTGGGAGTTACTGATCACACTGTATCTGGTATAGAACCAGTGGAACCAGTGTTTGAAGAAATTAATTGGCAGATTAAAACCTGTGTAGTTCAGGTAGTGAACTCCTAGACGAAAGGTTTATTAATAACTCGTTTTAATTACATCTTATGACCTTAAAATCTTTTGTTGTAGACTGGGATGGTGTAAAAGAAACTATTGAGTATGAGGACGATATCACATACGGAGAAATGGAAGCCATTTTATCTAACAGTATAGATTTATCAGATGTTTCAAAACCAAGAGTAGATATACCACAATATAGAATTAATATATTGTTAAAAGTGTTAAGAAAAGCTCCATTTAAAGTGGGGGATACTGTCTCCATTAGAAATCTTAAGCAAAAACAAGCTGCTGAAATCATGAGGGAGGTCATGAAAGACTACCCTTTAGCGAAGTATTTAGGGGCTTGGGTGGAAACGTTTACAGGCTTACCGATAGAGACAGAGCAGGATACTCAATCTACTACCTCTGTGCAGTCGAATTTGGCTGGGATAAACAAATAGTAGATTTACAACCAATTCATTACTTAAAAAGAGTTATAGCCATCCATATAGAGCAAAAGAGAAAGGAAGCAGCTGAAATGAACCGAAATAGTTCCAAGAAATCTTTTTAAGGTAGAAGTTTTATAAAAGTATATGGTCGAAAACGAGCGAGATGAGGGTGTAGATGTTGATGCTCTTGACAGAGTACTTGATAAATTAACCAGATCTTTTGGTATTTTAACCAAATCTATAGATGATCTCGCAAAAGCCTCCAAACAAGGTGCAAATTCAGCCTCAGTAGACCACCAACAAATACATAAAAATAAGATGGAACAGCAAGCACAAGCAGTTGCAAATGTAGAAGCCATGAAACGATTAGCAGCAGAACTTAAGGGTGGTGGAAGTCAGCTAAAAATGTTTACAGGTTATTTAGCAAAAGGCGTTGCAGCAGGAGCAGTATTTGAAAAATTAACAAATCATCTTGGTGATTATGTAGATGTAAATAATAACCTACGTTCCGCACAAGAAGAATTAATATTATTGGTAAAAAAATATGGTGCAATTGGAGACGAGAAAGGTCAAGGTAAAGATAAAAGATGGGCTAAAGCAGATCCAGCAGACAGAGAAAGAGCACAGCAGTTACAAGAACAAACTAAGGATAAACAAGGAAGTAAAATGTTAGATCAGTTAAGTGGTGCTAAAGAGTTCTTTAAAAAACACAAGATGGGAATATTAATAGGTGCTGCATCTGCTGGAGTGTTAATTGCGATTTTAAAAAAGGCGTTTGATTCATCCCCAATGTTTCAATCAATGTTAAAACTATGGCATTATGGAATTATGTTGGTACTTAGACCTATAGGGGATTTCTTTGGGTTTGTAATGAGACCAATTATGATTTTGTTACTTAGAAAATTTATTATACCATGGTATACTGTAATGCTTCCTTTAATGCAAACATTTGGAGATCAATTAGGTCAGCTAATAATTGGTGTGGGAGGAAAACTTTTGAAAGGAGACATAGCTGGTGCGTTTGCTCTTTTGTTTGAAGGTGTAGATCTTACAACTAAATTAGGTACTATTTTGAAAGATTTGATATGGGGTGTATTAAAAGCAGTAATACCTGTGTTTGCTGTTTCTGATATTATTACTGGTTTATTTGGTATTGGTAATAGTGAATGGTTTACTAAATGGAGTAGTGCAGCAGTCAAATGGTTTAAGGAAGGATTAGCAAGTGCAACAGCAAACTGGGATGAGATGTGGACAATTATTAAAACGTGGTTTAGTTTAGGTGTATCTGTTATTGATGCTGTATGGGGTAAGTTCTGGGATGTTATATCCATTTGGTTTGCTGAAGGTGTAGCTGGTGTTGTTGCTGTATGGGATGATTTTTGGAAAAGTACTTATAAATGGTTTGATGACGGTGTAGTTGGTATTGTTGCTGTATGGAGTAAGTTCTGGGATGATGTATATACATGGTTTAGTGAAGGTGTAGATGGTGTGACTACTGCATGGGATGATTTTTGGAAATCTGTAAAGACTTGGTTTGAAGATGGTGTTAAAGCTGTCACATTTTCAACTACACAGTTCTGGGAAGATGTACACGAATGGTTTAAAGGTGGACTTGACAGTATAAAAACAGCTTGGCAATCTATATGGACTTTGATTTATAATTGGTTTAAAAGAAAGTTAGGTTTTAAAACAAGTACAAGTAGTAGTAATATTTCATCAGGTACTGTTTCAGCAGCCGAAGGTGGTCAAATAAATGAACATATATTAGGAATTGGTGCAAGTGGTCAGATGTACGAATTTGGTGAAAGAGGTAGTGAAACAGTAATTCCAAACTCTAAGATGAATAATAATAACATGGGTGGTTCTGCCACAATCAATATTAATATAGGAAGAATTGAGAAGGATGCTGACTTTGAAAAGTTAAAACCATTAATTCAAAGATGGATACTTGAGGCAAACAGCAGAAGAGGTATGATATAAAATGGGAGATATAATAATAAAGAAAATTTTCCCAACATCTATTGATGGTGTGTCTCACGCACCTTACACACTTCATATTAGGAATCTTGATAGTTTGTCAATAGAGTTGGATTCACCTATAAATGTACTGCCTTTACCAGAGGATAAAGACACGGATGCAATAGGAATGAAAATTGTGGGTAACTCAACAGTAGTAAATGTATCTTGGATTATTGCTGACGAGCCTAGTGATGTTGTAGAAGAAGTTTCTGGCACAGCAACTGCCGATGAACAGATGGCATTTATTCTTGATGATTTTCAATCATTTGGAATTGATCATATATATGAACTTAAGTTAATGCCTAATACTGGCTCAACACCATTCTACTTTAGAACTGGAGCAATTTCAAAAATAATTGTTACAAAATCAGGCAGCACTCCAGTTACATATAATGCGACAATAACATTCATGATTGCAAACATGGTAATACAAGACTCGTTGGAAGAAGCTAGTTCTTAATCATGACACAAATGGTTTTATTTGTAAATAATGTTAAAAAACTACTGTTATCAGCAAAAATAACAAAGGAAGGTGACAGGGCTGTAGATACGGCAAAATTAATTATACCTCCAACTGTTGATGCACAGATAAACGATAAAATTATACTCATTCAGGACATGATACCAATCGATAACCTATCAGTGATTTATAACTTTAACGATAATCTAAGTGATGAAAGTGGATATAACAACAACTCTACAGCATCAGCAGGAATATCATATATTGACGGTCAGTGGAATGGAAAGGCTCTCTCATTCAATGGTACTACAACATATAATGAAATTGATGATGCTACAAATCTTAACTTTGATGGTGTATTTGATATATTTATTTGGGCTAAATGGAGCAGTACAACCAAGGAATATTTATTCTCAAAAAGAACAACATCATCAAACGGAATAGCAGTTAGTGTGAATGATACAACTGCTGGAGACATAGCAGTAGAAGTTAGTGGTACTGATTTAATATCATCAAGCGGTGTATTTAATGACGGTAATAATCACTTAATTAGAATTACAAGAAATTCAGCTAATCTGGTCACATTATATGTAGATAATGTTTCAAAAGGTACTAGTACAATAAGTGGCGACCTTACCACCACAGGTAAACTTAGAATAGGCAGAAATGAATCTACCACATTTTTTACAGGCAGTATGGATTCTTTTAGAATGTATAAGGGATCATATGCATCAATAAATCATGCTAGTAAGGTCTATAATAGTAGAAATCCAAGAACTGTAATGAAATTCGGAGGCAATGTAACAAAAATCGAGAAAAAAATTATAAGTAAAAAAGTAGATTGTTTTAGTTTTGGTAAGGTGTTAGGAGAAAGTGAGATTAGAGGAGATGTTTACGATAATAAAACACCAGAATTTATTATAGAAGACTTAATTACAAGAAACACCACACTTACGTATATAGGAAAAGGTGGTGCTACAGGAGTTACACTTGGAAAATATTCTGCAAATGGTAAACTAATAGACATCCTTAGAGATTTTTCTAACCTCACAGGTTATGTATTTTATACGAACGGGTTAGAAGAATTTATATTTGAACCTAACAAATACACTAACATTAATTTTACATTTGAACATGGAGTAAATTCTCTAATATATAAAACACAGTATGATGATACTGAAATAGTTAATGATTTAATAGTGTTGGGAGAAAATAAAAGGTATAGATCAGAGGAAACATTTACTGGTAATGGTAGTAATATAGTATTTACATTAAATAATGGTGCAGTTAGTACAAGGATAACTGTAGGTGGAACTCAAAAAACACCAGAAGTAGATTATACAGTAGATTCTTTAGGTAAGACCATCACATTTACAATAGCCCCGTCAGGCACTGTAATTGTGGATTATGAGTACGAAAAACCACTATACATTAGAGGCACAAGACAAACTAGTATTGATACATATGGTGTACATGCCAAAAGATTAATAATGCCTTGGATAACGAATAGAAATGATGGTGTAAGATTCGTACAATCATACCTTGGTAAATACAAAGATATTAGACTTAATATTAAAATTGAAGTTCCCACATTATTTAATTCTATACAAGAGAATGATATTGTACATGTGAAAAATACAATTAAGGGAATAGACAGTGATTTTGTAATTAAAGGTATAGTGTGGAGTTATCCAGAATATAAAACTGTGATAGATGTGGGTGAGTATGGGTTTGATTTCTTGGAAATTGATAAACAAATAACAGAAAAATTACATGATTTAGAAGATGCACTCACCACAAACAAGGAAATAAGGGATTATGAGTCACCAGAAGAGATCATGGTATTTGATGATATAGTGGTGCAATTCGTTACTGAGGACTTTACAGAAACCTTAAATATTGTCAATACTCCAGTTATATATGATAAAACTGGTGGAATTTATGGAAGTGGAACTTATGGAAGTAGAGTCACAGGAAGTGTTTATGTAAGTGAATAATCAAATTATACCTCTAAACGGTCATGTTAGGGTTAGAGCATGGGAAAGGCAAGAAGATGGTAGTGAAGTAAAAATATATGACAGGATAATCAAGAATCTCATGGTTGATGCAGGAAAGATATCTATCTTAAAATATTTGGGTAATATTAGTGGTGGTGGTTATGCTAATGGAATAGGTGTTGGTGATTCTACTACAGCAGCAGCAAGTGGTCAAACTGATTTACAGGCTTCTTCAAACAAGTTATGGAAATCAATAGCATCTGGAAACAGAGTACTTGTCAGTGATACATTATACTTATCAACAGATTTTGGATATTCAGAAGGTAATTTTACATGGAATGAACTTGGGTTAAGAGACAGTCAAGGTACTCCAGTCATGTTGGCTAGACAAATTGATACATCTCCATTGGTTAAAACAACATCAAAAAGAGCGATTGTGGAGTGGCAGTTGAGTCTCTAGATGGCTAAAATATTAATCCCACGATCAGACAGTATAAGTGCTAAAGTAATTGAACCAAGTGATTTTGAATCGTTCTTTAGTGACGATATTATAAATGAATATGTAAAAAGTGGTTTTACTCTATCAGCAGGAAGTGGTTTATCAGTAAACATAGCAATAGGGAAGGCAAGATTAAAAGGTCTATTCATTCATAATGATTCAGCATCTTCAAAAGGCAGTCTATCAGCAAGTTCTACAAATTCAATATACATTACATTAACTAGAGATTCAAATAGTGAGGCAGAATCTTGGGATTTTACATCAAATACTACTGGAACTACACCCACAGATTCTCTATTCATAGGTACTGCAACTACAGACGGTTCTAGTGTTACTGCTACAAATATTTTAGCAGTTTATACAAAAGCAAAACCTACCGACCGATATGGTAATGGTAGTCTTGGTGATGTAACTATATCAAGTAATACACAACTTGGTAATACAGATAGTATTAGACAGTATGAAAATCTTACAGTAAACGCTTCTATAACATTAACTTGTGGAACTGGTAGTATTGCTAAACATTGGATGTTATTTGCAACTAAAAGTATTATAATAAATGGTACAATTAATTTAGATGGTAGAGGTGGTTCTGGTGGAGCTGGTGGCGGTGGTGGTTCTGGTAGTGTTGGAGTTACAGGAGTAAATGTTACTACTGGTGGAGATGGTGCTATAGGTGGAACAGGTGGAGCTGGTTATAATCAGACAAGTGAGATAGGTGGAACTAATGCAGCGAGTGGTGGTTCTGGAGGAAACTCTGTTATATTCAATCAGGCTAGTGGCGGAGGCGGTGGTGGTGCTGGAATATCAGGTGGTACTACATCATTAAATCTAGGTGATACAGATGACCAAAATTACGAATCAATAATATTAGTTTTTGATCAATTAAATCATTGGGGTGCTGGCGGTAACGGAGGAGCTGGTGGCGGTGGTGGCGGTGGAGGCGGTATTCATGGAAGTGTCAATGGACAAGGTGGTTCTGGTGGAACTGGTGGTGCTGGTGGTGCTGGTGGAGGATCAGTTATTCTTATATCACCGTCTATTATATTTGGTACTAATGCATCAATTACTTGTCAAGGACTTGCTGGTAGTAATGGTAGTAACGGTAGTGTTGGTGCACATGGATATGATTATCAAAGTTATACTGCAACTGGTGGAGCTGGTGGTACTGGAGCAATTGTAGGAGGATCATCAGCTACTCAAGGTGGTAATGGATCTCCTTCCGCAACTGGAGGCGGTGGCGGAGGCGGTGGCGGTGCAACTGGTTCTAGTGGAAGAAATGGATTTGTTGGTATAATTGGTCATAATGTTCCTAGTCAATCTGATTTAAATTCTAAAAGTACTGCTTATAAAAAATTAAGATTAGAATGGTAATCATAACATAAACAATAATATTTATATACTAACATGTACTTAATCTAATTATAATGTTACACCTATCAGAGTCAAATAAACCACGACTAACTCAAATTAATCAAGATTTAAACGTATGTATAGTCAGAGAATCAATTAATGGTGATAAAACTTGGTATTATGCCAAGAATATAGTCACAAATGATGGAGACTTATTTTACGCCCAACAAG